TGTAAAAAGGGTGGTACTGCAGCGGCGCTATTCACGATGGCAAAAGCAGAATCAGCTAAGGAATATGATATAGCCCTAGACGGGTACATCAATCAAGCTTTGGATGAGAGAAGCGGCTACAAAGCAGCCGTGACCAACGGCTCCAAATATGACAATCCGGACTGTGACCCCACAGATCCTGTCATACAACGAGTTGGTCATGCTACGTTACGCCAGCAGCGGGCGAATAATGATGCCGTTTCTCCTTCCGATGTGATGCAGAGTTGTGAGGAACGCCTCTCACGCACTGCTATTCCTTGGTTGAAACCTTTGCCAATCCCCGAATTAGGGGGGAAGCTCAGGATTGCAACCATTCATAATGCTGAGGAGGTTCACCTTAGTCGAAGCATAACTGCTCTATGGCTACCCTTACTAGGAAGGGTGGTCACGACTAGGGGAATGCTTAAGGGAAAGAAAATCACACTTACATCGAACCGCAGAGAAAACCAAGTTTTCTCCGCCGATCTTTCTAAGGCGACTGACTACATACCCCATTCTTTAGCGCAGTTCACCGCAACTGCCCTTTGTAAAAGAATGGGAATTAATGTACCGGATTATCTCCCTAAGCTGCTAGGTCCACACAAGATACTGCACAAGGGTGCCATAAAAGATACTGAAAATGGTATCCATATGGGCCTTGGGCCTTCTTGGGTGATCCTGAGCCTCCTCAACGGTTTTGCGGCTTGGTACGCTGGTGCTAAAAAGCACGACCACGCCATATGTGGTGACGATCTTGTGGGTCTTTGGGATAAAGACCTACGCGAACGATACCAGACAACCCTCAGCCGATTAGGACTGGTCTTGAATAAGACCAAATCCTTTGTCGGTAGAGGCGGCGTGTTCTGTGAACGAATGGTGCGTATGAATGACACTGGATCATACGCATGTGCCTACGAAGTAGGACACCTTTCCCAGGCGACAGCTGCAAAGCTGAAGTCAGGAAAGAGTCATTCCACACTAGCGGTAGCAGATGGACTCATGGGTGACCATGGCCTCCAAAACATCTGCCAGAAGACTGCCTCCAGTCTTCTACCAAGCTACAAAGTAACCGGTCCAATTCGTCTCGGTGGAAATGGTTTTGGAACCCTTAATGATGGCCGCCTAATGGCAGCAGTCACCGAAGGGCCCATACCCCTCGTTAAGGGGACTCCACTTCCGAAAGACACCAGAGACTTGCTTGAGTTCATTCCAGATGATGCTGACGGTATAACCGAAAGCGATCTCCTGGTACTTGCCCGAACAAATCTCCGCCTCCAGCAGTTCCAAAATGGTAAGGAACCAAAGGAGGTTGAACCGTTAACGACTCGAAAATTCAAATCTAAGTCAGCTGCCCGAGGGCGACTAACATTGGATAGATCTGAATTCCGAGAAGCGATTACTCTCTCTCTACTTAAACCCCGCGTCAAGAAGACAGCCTTATGGCTGACTAGACGCAAAGTTCCTCCTCCGGGAAACAAAAGACGATGGCTGCAAAGCCTACTTCTTAAGCCACGCCAAGAACGTACCCTGAATAGGGTACACGCACAGGCATGGCTAGAGAAGGTGTCTGAAGTCTCCTGGGGCATGGTCCCCCCAGGTCAAGTTAAT